AATTGTGAACTATGCAATATGACAAACTTAGCACCAGATCACTGGATGAGTTTTATGCATATGGATCTACAAATCAAGGCAGAAAGAGATAAGTTGAAGGAGTTGAATGAAAATGTTTGATGCTTTAATTATTGTTGCTTCATTTATAGTTGGATTCTTTGCATGTTATTTTTATATGACTGCTGGGGTAGATCAAGATGACGAGTGAAACAGATTTTGATAATGAATTTAATATTGAAACAATTACATCAGAAATTGTAAATAAAATTAAAACTGATGTTAAAAATAAATATGGAAATAAGAAGAGGCACAAACAATAATGTTATTACATGTACTTTGGGGAATGTTTTTTGGTTATATACTTGCAACGGTAAACTTTGCAGCAACCCTTGTTAATAAAGGATATAGAAAGTTGAGCGAAATTCCAGATAAGGAAGAAGATGGCTTATAAAGAAATAGATTGGGATAAACAACTCAAGATGTATATCTTTGAGTCCTGTTGGAATTGTGGTAAAGTAATTAGAACTAAGAACAAGCAAAGGCTTGCACTATTTATGCACGATCACTGGGGCATTGAAGAAAGCCGTAGATGCAGACCAAATATTTATGGAAAGTTAGTTAAAAAATATTACCTGTGGAAGTATCGCAATGTTTAAACTTATATGGGGATTTGGAATAGTTTTATTAGTTATTCAGTATTTTGTTTTAAAAGTCATTGGATTGTAAAATATTATCAATAGGAACTTCAACACTTGAAGGCTCCTGACAATCCCTACAATATGATCTTGGTGCGTCTGCATATCGCTCCATTTGACCAGCAAGAATTATTTGTCCAGACTTATGCATACCAAGTAATACATCGTCAAATGTATTAGCATAAACTATAGGGGTTAAAATGCCATTACATAATCTACACATACTACAATTCTATCACACTTGCCATTCCCTTGAATTTATGGTAAACTGATTATATGTGGTCGTGGGTTTTAGCCTGTATAGGCATTTGTGGTATATTCCTTGTTGGTCGCAAGACTATATGCGGATGGCTTATATTATGCTTAAATGAAATACTATGGACTATTTATGCTGTACAAACAAAACAATATGGATTTATTTTTATGTCTACCGCATATACAGCGGTATATATTAAATCATTTATACACTGGAGGAAAGATGACTGAATGCAAGTGTAATTATACAACTGATGAAGATAATAACTGCAACGGAACACACAAAGTTGTTAAGCAAGTAAAACAAGATTTGGTTAATAAGATTCATGCAATTAAAATGGGTGATGGAGAAGACCAATTAAATGCTTTAGGAATGAAAATGATAATATTGGACATGCTTAAATGAATGGACTAGACGACCTTAATGATGAACAAAAAGCAGCAGTGATGGAACTTGTTATTATGACTGTTAAAGAAATTAGAGAACAAATTGCAAAAGATATTCTTGCAACAATTCCGTTATGGCAAAAGTTTGGCTGGATGAAAAGCCGTAGAACTAAAAAGGCATTTGAAGCAAGTGCTGCAATTGCAAGAGGTCAAAACGAAGTAATTGAGTAAAGAAAAAGATTTAGAAGATTGGGCATATATGAATAGTGTTGAACTTACGCCAGAACTGTACCTATCTAATCAAAGATCTTTAATTGTGCAAGAACTAGAGATGGCAGGTATATACTTAGATATGCCTGGATATTTTTTGGAATCATTAAATTCTAGACAGTTTGCAGAAGTTCTGGCTGGTGCAATTAAGAGACAAAAGAAATTTTTAAAATGAGTATTTTGCAATATAAAAGAAATTATTTTGGTGGAACTGAATCAATTGCACGATATGTGGAAGATAATATATTAAACCAATGCCTTAATTTAAAAAAAGTTCAATGGTTTATAATTCCAGGATATATAATAAATTCTAATTTAGATAAATTTACAATTGTTTGGTCTCACCTTCCTTCTGATCAATTAATAAAAGATCACCCAATGTATGGTCAATTTTTTACAAATAAAAAAATAATAAATAAAGTTGATATTTATTTAACGCAGTCAAATTGGCACAAAAATGATTTACATAAAGCATTTAAAATACCACTTAAAAAAATTTATGTAATTCCAAATGGAATAAACACCAATGAACTAAAATCAAAACAAGATAAAACAATTAAACTTTTATACACTTCTGATTGCAAAAGAGGATTAAAAATTTTAAATAAATCTCTTAAATATATAAAAAATAAAGATTTTGAAATAAATATTAAAGGTTGTGGATGTAACAAATGTTTTAATTTTTTAAATAAAATAAATAAAAAAATAAAAGTTAACGGTTATTTAAGTAGAGAAGATTATTTAAAACAACTATCAACATTTAATATATTGGCATACCCATGTATATGGAATGAAACATTTTGTATTGTTGCTGCCGAAGCAATGTGTTCTGGAATGAAAATTGTAACAACTAATGCAGGTGCTTTAGAAGAAACTACAAATGGATTTGCAAGCATAATTAAATTGCCAAAAGGAATATTTAAAAAATATCGTTTATCAAAAAAATTTGGCAAACAACTTTCTTTAGAAATAGAAAAATATAAAGATAATTTTGATCCTTCTTTACAAATACAAACAATTAATTCATTATATTCTTGGGAAAAAGTAAAAGAAAAATGGATTGAATTTGATAAGTTTGTTGAAAATAAATTAAAAGAAAACTATAATGGCTAATCTTTCAATAAAAGAATTATCTAAACGTAATAATTTTTATATTTTTGTAAAACGCATAAGCATTGGTCAAGGGTTTTATGTTGTTGGTCAAGATAGATTAATTTTGCTTGACCCATCAATACTTAATAGTTTAGATTCTCTTGATGATTTAGAAAAGTATAATAATGGTCGATCAATTATTTTACCAACAATAAATAATAATAAAATTAAACTATCTAATCTTTATAAGGATTCAGAGTTTTCAAATAGGACCCAAGACACAACAATGCAACAAGACATTCAAGTAAAAAGTGTTGCAAATCAAATTGAAAACATAAAAAATTCTACAAATAAAAAATTTGTAAAAATTAGAATTGGCAATCAATATTATGAAATAGTTAGTATTATTGACTCTCCATTTGGATCTAAATCAGACTTTAACTTTATAGATATTCATGGAAACTATGTTGGTTTTATTTCACACAAATATGGAAACAGCCCAAAAGATTTTCAACAATGGTCTGGCACATCAAAAAGATTTCAAGAAGTAATTTTTAATCATGCTGAAACACAATCATTTATTAAAGAGTTGGCTGGCAGGTTTGATACTGGACTTTCTTCTACAAGTAGTGTAGCAAGAAAGATTATAGATGAAGAACTAAAGATGATGGCTTGTTTTGGAATTGATTATGGCAAAAACTTTGGATTAAACAATGTTAATGCAATTATGCAGGGAAATTTAATACTTAAAAATCAAGGCGATTGTTATTTATTAAAAGGTTCTCATAATGTAATTCAAAATGGAACAGTTCCAGATTATAGTTATGAGCCAGTATTTATTGCGGTACATAAAAAAGATAGAAGTGATCATGGAATTAAAGATGCTAGAGTTACAATTAATCCAATTGGTGGAAGAAAAATTAAGGATTTTATATAATGGACTATAAAAAAGTAATTGAACAATCACTTCAACAATTTACTCCTGATCATATTAAGATGCATAAAATTAATGAACATTTTATTCTTGATATTGACTATGATGTAATTGTAAATGGAATAATTGACAATCTTGAATCAAATGGATATACTATTAATAGTAAGCACCAGTAGCCAAGTTGGTTAAGGCATCAGTCTTATATACTGAAGATCATAGGTTCAAGTCCTATCTGGTGTACTATGCGGATGTTGCATACTGGTAGTGCCTCTGCCTTCCAAGCAGAAGGAGTGAGTTCGATTCTCATCATCCGCTCCATGTCTCCATCGTCTAGTGGTTAGGACAACACCCTTTCACGGTGTAAACGAGAGTTCAATTCTCTCTGGAGATACAATACCTCTGTAGTTCAGTGGACAGAACGATGGACTTCTAAGCCATGCGTCGCAAGTTCGATTCTTGCCAGGGGTACAACTTAGTATTTACCACCACGACGCTTATATTCTGCAACTACCCAAGCATTTGCAACTGCTGATGGATACACTCTAAACTTTTTCTTTGCTGCAGCCTTTACTCTTGCGTATAACTCTTTATCTTGTGGTTCACCTTTACGTGGCTTAATTATATTTGAATAGTCCGTTTTCTTTTCAAGATCAAAAACTTTTGTAAGTCTTTCTGGACCATTAACAACTCTTCCAAAACCTTCAAACATACTTTTTTCCGCTCTTTTTGCTCTTTCAACAATTGCTCTTGACCATGCAAATCCTGCATCTCCGCCCCATGCTAACCACATGATTTTTCCATTAGAAGGGTTCTCTGCATTATCCCAATCTTTACCCTTTTTATCTACTTCATGCCTTGAAAAAAATGAGTACATTCTTTTAACAGTATCAAGAGACATTGGTGAACCATTAACAATATCTGTTGCTCTTCCCCAACCTACAGGGGTTCCAGCACCTCTTGCTTTGCCTTCTTCCTTGTACTTTAATGCTCTTCTGGCAGCAGACTTCATGCCATCATTTGGGGTATATGTATCAGCCATTAGTCATCATCCCTACTTTTACCTGCAAAATATCCACCAATAATTCCAATAAGACCAACCAAAGCATTTTGTACTAAAGCAATAGCATCTGAATTAGTTCCATATTTTTCACCTGAACTAAATTGCTGTGCAAGCATTGAAGCATACTCTCCAATAACAACTAAACCTATAAATCCTAATATACCTAGGGTTATTACCCACATCAACTTATCTTTCATTTTCATAACTCTATTATACTATAAGTTGTGATATAATGAAAGAATGGAGCAATTAATTAATACCCTAAAAGAACTATTAGGAGACACAGTAGCCCTAAAATTTAAGGCTCATGGATACCATTGGAACGTAGAGGGTGATGATTTTCCTCAAGCACATACATTTTTTGAAATGATTTATAATGATTATGAAGAGGCTATTGATGGTTTTGCAGAAATCCTTCGCAGATTAGATACTTATGCTCCGTTTAAACTATCACGATTTATGGAATTATCAAAAGATGTTGCAGAAACAGAAGTTTCTTCTGATTTTTCAGTAATGTCTGCTGATCTTCTTATGTCAAATGATGCAGTTCTTGTTAAACTAAAAGATGCATTTGATATGGCAGATTCTGCTCGTGAACAAGGAGTTGCAAACTTTATTGCAGAGCGTATTGATATGCATCAGAAGTGGCATTGGCAACTTAAGGCAGTAATTAAACCTGAATCAAATATGGATTAATCTATGTCTACGATAGTAGATATTGATGGTACATTATTAAATAATGGTACACAACCAGTAAAACGTGTTATTGAATATGTTAATGCACTTCCTGGATCTATTATTATTGTAACTGGTAGACCTAAATCACAAAGAAAAGAAACCATTGCTGCATTAAGATCAGCAGGTGTAAGATATTCTCGTTTAATAATGAATCCTGGTTCTACTAAAGATACCGCAAAATATAAATATGAAACAGCAGTTGCACTTGGTGCAAAAGTTAATTTAGCAATTGACAATGATTCAACAATGAGGGCTGCTTATAGTAAAGCAGGATTAAAAACTATGGATCCCGCTAATCTTCCAGATATGAAAAAATTTTGGCTATTAAACAATTAACGAGGTAAAAATGAGTCATAAAGAAAATGAAACTATAACAGTAGCATGGGTTGATAATGGTTTTGTAAATGGCAAATTTACAGATGGATTAATTAAAACAATTTTTGAATCAAAAAAATATGGAATAAATATTATCAATAATATACGTGAATATGGACCACTTATAGCAGAACAAAGACAAAAGGTTATAAATACTTGGATTAATAAATTAGATACTGATTGGATTTTATGGGTTGATTCAGATGTTGTTATAAATTCAAAATCTTTAAAACTTATTTGGGACATTGCAGATAAAGATAAGTTTCCTGTTGTAAGTGGTTTATATTTTGTTTCTTTTGAATATGAAACATCAATGTTTAAAATAGTTCCTGCAGCATTTAATAAAAATAATACAAATGATTTGCATAAAGAAATAGAAAAATCATTACTTGGAGATGGAAAAATTTTTAAAGTTGATAAAGTTGGTTTTGGTTTTTTAATTATGCACAGATCTGTTATTGAAAAAATGTATTCAGTAATGGATAATAAACTATCATTGTTTTCTGCTATAGCCTATAAAGATAATGAAAAAAACATGGGAGAAGATCTTGCATTTTGTTCAATATTAGAAAAAGCAAAAATTCCATTATATTTACACAGTGGTGCTTTATCAGAACATTTAAAAGTTTTTCCGATTGACATTAACTATTATAAAAAATTTAATAAATAGAAAAGCCAGCCTATCTCTAGACTGGCTTAACTAATTAATTAATTACTTCTTTTCAGCAGACTTTTTTGCAACCTTTGGATTGTAAGGGGTTGCCTTCTTTCTTACAGGTGCCTTAGCGGTCTTCAGAGCCTTATCTACAGCATCTGCATCTGGTAGTCGACCAAATGCCTTATCTGCAGGGTTAAGTGCTCTTAAAGCCACTGGTGCTACTGCAGCAACTAGTGCTGTCCATAGATCCTTTGGATCTGTAACTCCTGCCATATATAGAGCAAGACCTGATGCAAGGACTGATCGTCCGTATGAAGCAACTAGTGCCTTCATTTGTTCTGTGTTCATATTTCCTCCTAGGATAGAACTTTTATTAGTATAGCATATCCAGCCCATAGACCTATAATTCCTGCTACCCCTGCAAAAACTGGAGGTGCTGGAACTGGAAGTTTGAATGCAGCAAATATTACTCCACATCCAAAACCTGTTAATATTGAAAAGAGTACATCTTTCATTTTATTTCCTCTTCTTTAGGCATTAAATCTTTTAATTTTTTATATGCATTGTTTATTTTAACCATAGAATCATAGTGAGGATAGGCAGATCCAACCTCTCCATATTCATCAAAATAATTTAAATCTGGATCTACTGTATCAATAAATTCTTTAATGCCTGATTGAACATCTTCAATATATGTAAATGCCCAGTCACGAGAATCAGAAAGAAATCTAATAAAATTTTCTTTATCAGCATGTTCTTCAGAAATATTATTTTGTTCATTAGATTTAATAATGTCAATATATTCTTGCATAACTGCATTGTCTATATAAAGTTTTTTTAAATCTTTTGAAACTTTTTTTAATTTTTTATTTGAAATAAAATAAAAAACAGCAAATAAGGTTACCAGAGTAAACAGACTAAAAATATAAATATTTTTTATCATACAGTAATCATTTTCCCACAAGCAGTACATGCATTGTATGTTTTACCAGTAAATGGGCAAGAACCAGCAGGAGTAAAGGTGTGTCCATTTGCTTTGCATTTAATAAAACTTAATATATGTTTAATCATTTTATTGCCTCTCTTGTTACTAATACTATTGCGCCATTTTGTTCTAGAGCATCTTTTAATTTTATCACATATTGCAATGCCGTGATCTTATCATCGTGTGACATTTTTATAAACTTTAATTCATCTAACTTAATAGTTAAAAAATGTTCATTATCAATAATTTCAACACCAAATCCTTTTGGTGGAGTAAAATTGTGAACTATCCTACGCATATCATCTGTATACATTATTGTTTATATCCAAATTGATTAAATTCCCATGACCATTCAGAATAGATCTTCTCTAAATGATCTTCTTTGAAAGTATTTTCTACTGTATATTCCTTTGGTTTATACTGTTTTTCAAATGTTTTCATATTGATTTTTTCTATACCATGGTCTGGCAAGATAGAATTAATTTCATCTTCTATACCATTTTCATACATTAAAACACGATCAACTATTATTTCCCCATTAATGGTATATATGTTTTTTGTAGAATTATGCATTTTAAAACTTTCATCAGTTTGTGAGAAAAAAATATCTAACAAGTTATTTTTTTGCCAAATAGGAATTTTTTCCCAAACAATATTTTTTTCTTTTAATCTATAAAATAACATAGATAATTGAATGTCGTATGGATTTCTAACAAAAACATAAGAGTTTACATTAGATAAATCAATTGTTTCTTTTATTAATTTATAAGTAATGTGATTATAAAAATTGCCATAGTTTCTTGGATAATGATCAATATTTGAAGGATTTATTGGAGTAACGATAGCATTATCTGGTAAAACTTTTGAAAGTTCTACCTCTAGAGATGTTCCACCAACCTTTATATTTTTAAGCATCAAAAACTTATGATCTGGAGAATATATCATAGCATTACTCCATTGTTAACGATTTCCATGTATTAGACCAATCTTGTTTTGTTTTATGCTTATTAATCTCTCTTGAAATGTCACCATTTTCAATATAAATACCGCCCCAAACTCCCCATTCTTTGCCAGAAATTCCAACAGCAAAACATTGTTTTACTACAGGACATGATCTGCATAAAGTATCTACGTTTAATCTTATTTCTGGATTATCTTCATAAGTATCAAAAAATAAATTTGTTTCAAGACCTAAACACTTGCCATCGTCTTTCCATAAATGCTGTTTCATTATTCACCATATTTGTTTGGTATATCCCATCCTTGACGATCAAGGTTAAAGGTTTTTTGAAGGTACCATATATCTTTTATACGAATACCGCTTGGTGAAGTTCTACCAAGATCGGAACGCTTGCGTTCAACTACATCCCAGCCCACCCATTTTAATTCTTTGTGCTTTTGTACAATTTTTTCCATTTGCTGCAATGATTTAATGATCATTTTATTTCTTTCTTCTAGTAACGGAATATACCAACTTCTACATTATTTAATTCTGCAGAAGCAACTAACTTTGATACTGGTTGTTTTGGCTTGCTAAGGTATGCAAAATAATTTATATACTGCATATTTTCTTCAATCCACGAAGGTGGAACTTTATAAAATTTAATTTTACGACCTCTAGATTTCATTCCACGCTCTGATAAATTACAAAATTCAGAAACATAAGAATTAATAACTGAAGGACCTGCTGAATAAATTGTAAATTCTTTATCACCTTCTTGCATTCCAGAAAGTGCAACGCTCATAGCACGAAGAAAAACCTGGTAATCATTAAACTCACTGGTTCCCTGTACTGCCACTATCATTTGTTTTTCCACCCTTTAAAGTATCTAAGATATATAACAATTTGTTAATATCTGTTTTGGATAATTCAGATGTATCAAGTGGTACTGCTGTTTCTGGCTGTACTTCACCATTAACTGCTAATCCAACATAAAATACATTGTCCGAAACCCAATATGCATTATTGTCTAAAATAATAACTTTTGTAACTTTTTCTTCTTTTCTTTTTTTAATTTGAGAAACAGAATTACTTTTTATTATTGTTTTATTAAAAAAAACTTTTAACATTTCATGCATATCGCTTTGACGATATACAGTTTTGCTATATGTTTTTTTATGCATTTTTTCTTTTATTATAATTATAGAACAAAAAAGTATGAATGTCAAGCCAATGGTTATGACATATTCCATACTATCTCCTATAGATCAAGCAAAGGCTCTTGATTATTTTTTGCTAATTCTTTATTTAATTTTATTTGCAAAATAAGATTTTGCCATTCTAAATCACTAGACTTTTGTCTATAAAAAGAAAGCAATACTTCTAGATCTTTTTTATCTAAATCTTCCATAACTACCCCTTAGTTTTTTTAACTAACTGCTTTGTATGTTTAACAATATAATCATCAATAATAGATTTAACTCTTCCATCTTTATACATTCTAACAATTTTTCCATTTTTAACCTGCATTGAGTTAAATGATCCCGCTTTTTTCTTTGGCATATTACTTCACAAACGGATTGAGGTCAAATACTGTTCCGCTCCAACCAGTCATACCTTTTCTTGCTGAGTTCTTCCAATCTTCTGGCAGTTGATCAACTAGTCCAAGTGCTCTAGCACGACGCATGATGTGTTGTTTTGCAGCATTATAATCTTTTGCACGACCTACTGATTGAATTGCATTTGCAAGATCTTTTGCATTTGCAATTGGGAAAGACCCATCAGGCATTGCAGTATTATTTTCTGCCATTGATTCACGTTGTGCAGTTGAGTAATCCTTTTTTCCAACTGAAGAATCATACATTGCCATTTGAGTTTCTGAGTCTGGCATATTTGCTTCTTCTTGCATAGATTCATCTTGGCTGCATACTGGACAATGTTCACAATCACAGTTTAATGCTAAGCATGTTGGACATTCACAACCTTGATAACCAGGGTTTGGTGTATCTGTTTCCATTACCTGCACTGATGGCATAATGTCTTGTTTCTTTAACTCTTCTGCAAGTTTGGTTAAAAACTTTGCTGCAGCACTCATTGATTGATTCATACTATCTTCCTTATCTTCAAGTTTAATTGGTGCAATTTTTGTTACATTGGAAGCCATTGATCCAATCATATATGGAGATTCTTCCCAACCATCTTCTTCATCGTATTCAAGTGTACGAATCAGTACCACTGGATTTTCAGATGATGCATCTTTTGCATAATCAGATCCAGGAATTCCAAACATTCCATTAGTCATAACATATTGAACAATACCAACATAAGTTTCATCTTCGCATGTTGTAATAACAAAATCACCTTCTGCAACCATATCTTTTTCAAGATTAACTAAATTAATGTATTTCTTTGCAGCACCTGCTGCATATAAAGCACGAACCTGTCGTCCAGCCTTATTTTTTGTAGGATGGCATCCCATAACCTTGCCCTTATCATCTACGACAGGGTATCCAGAACAACCGCTTGTTCCTTTACCACCAACACTATATGGCATGCCAAACCTCCTAAGTTTATATACTGATTATATCAGATATTGCGATCAGACAAAACACGCTTAATCTCATCTAAAGACCATAACTCTTCAGGTGAAAGTTTAACAAGTTCTTCTGGTAAAAATGCATTATCTGTTAGGCTTATTAATGGGTCTGAAGCAAATAAATCTAAATTTAAATACCCTTTTTCCCAAAGATTCATGACTTCAGCATTTACAGAATCAATATGCTCTCTATATAGATCAGGCATAAGTTCTTTAATTTTAGGGGTAAACACGTACATTTTTTCTTGAGTTACTTCATCATACCCCATAAACTTTATGCCACCTTCAGCAAGTAATTTTATAAATGCTTCTTCTTCATTCATCTGAAACAAACTCCAGGAATTGATCTCTTGTCTTGGCACCATTCATACGCTTAACTTCTTTGCCATCTTCAATTAAAATATAAGTGGGAATTGACTTAATCTCAAACTTTTTAATTAATTGCATTTCAGAATCAGCATCAATAAATTGAAAGTCAATTAAACCATCACGCTTTAACTCTTCTGCAATTGGCTTTGTTCTTTGACAAGGGTTGCACCAGTCTGCAGTAAAATAAAATACATGTTTCACTTTACTGGAACCACACTAAACTTAGTCGTCTTGCATGGCTTTAGTGCTGCAGCAATAAAATCTTTTTCTTTTTTATCTACAGATAGTCCCCATCTAACTTTAATTGATACCCAGTTAGTTAGATATTCACATGCATATGCTTTATTTGTTGGCATCCATTCTGCTGGATCTTGGTCAGACTTAGATCTATTTGAAGCACCAGTTACTGCAATAAGATGACGTGGATCTGTTTGATCATTTGCATACATTTCTTTCTTTGCTGAATCCCATGCAGACGCACCAGAGTCCCAAGCCTCAGCAAGTGGAACCATATGGTCTACATCTAATTTACCTGCATCTGTAACTTTAACTAAATCATATATGCTTAGCCACTCTCCACCAACAAGTTTACATCCTGTTTCTACCTTTGGCTTTACGATAGCCTCAGAAACAATAACTGCTTTACGTGAATCACATCCATTGCCCACAGAATCCCAGTGTTTAAATAGTGTACGCTTATATCCTGTACGAACCTCATCTGCCACCTTAAGGGTGTTTAAAGCCGTTGTAGCATCTTTGTATGATACTGGACCTGTTGCTTGTGCTGTACTGCCAAGCATTGCAATGCTGATGATTGCTGTTACTAATAATTTACGCATTTTTTCTCCCCCAATTAATTTTGTTCCAAATTCTTTCATGCCAATAATAAATTCCAACTTTAACGATTGTTTCCCACATTGCAATAAGTGCAGATAGACTACCTTTACCAGTGATAGTATATGCAACAACAAATGATGATAATGTGCCAAAAATACGATAACTTAAAGATTTAATAAACGATCTTTGCTTAGTTACTTTCATTCTCTACCCCAAGATGTTTTGTTCCATGCTCTTTCATGAATATAATAAAGTATAAAATTAATACCGTTTGTTAGTAATGTTCCAACCCATGCCACTTTTATTTCTCCACTAACAATGTAGATTGAAACAAAGGTTGTTAATAAAGCAACAACTCTCCAAGTTAAAGACTTAATAAAAGATCTTTTTTTATTTACTTTCATGGCAATAAATCTGGTGCCTTGCTGGTATGAATCTCTGCACGAGTTCCATGCCAATAAATTTTACCATCACAAGCAATATTCATTTTTCTTTCACCATTAACAAAACTTGATTCTCCATACACGTATCCACGTATTTCAATATTACTTGCTAGACTTTCTTCTCCATCAATTATGATACGCCAGACAAGATCTCCGTCTTCAACTTTAGTATTATATCTGACTTGAAAATGCTGTTTCGGTTTAAAAAACCACTTTTTTAATTTTTCTATCATATTCCAAGATCTTTTCTTTTTTGAGTAGCAGAAATAGCATGAATATCTGCACCTAAATCTACTTGTTCAATCTTATATCCTACATCACGACCATAAACAATATTGGTAATGTTAGGTAGTCTTAATACTAATGCCCTTTCCATAAAGTCATCTTTGGCAATGTATTCTTTTACCTGATCAAACTTAAGTGGATCCTTCTCACTTGTGTTGTATGTGTTACGCACTCCAAGAAGAACTTGATCTGTTCTTTTGCCTGCCTCTTTATAAAGAGCATGATGACCCTCATGCCATGGCTGATATCTTCCCAACATAAGAGTCGTTGGAGCAGACCAATCATGTAATCCAAACTTTGTAATTATATGAGATGCCTTTGCTTCAGCATCTAGATTATGACTAATAAATGATACATCTGCATTGTCTGGACGCTCAAACATCTTGTTAGTATCTTCAAATCTACCTTCAACAATTGTATCCATAAATACTAGAATGTCTGGCTTACCAAATGCTGCACGAGTTAAATCAGTAGGACATACAAAGTCAACAATTACTGGAGCAACTCCCTGTTTTGCAATAAGACAAGCCATCTCCCCCATTCTTCTTGCCTGTTCAATTCTATCTTCAGGTGTAAACCCTAAATCAGAATTTACTGTTGCACGAACTTCATCTGCATTAAGATGAATTGCATTAATGCGTTCTTTTAATGCTTTTGCTAATTCTGTTTTGCCAGATCCAGGCAAACCTATAATTTGAATAATCATTCTATTACCCCAGTTTTTCTCTTTCATCAATAACTTCAACC